CACTTGCGCCATTTGGTGCCATTGGGGGAGGTCTTTTAGGTGCTCTCGCTGGATCATTCGGCGGTGATGCAATTGGTATGGCAATTGCTCAATATTTATTTGATAAAAAGGTTGATGCTTTTGGATTTCCGTTTGGATTTGTAAATGATATGATAAATGGTAGTGCACAAACTGGAGTTACCGGTACTGCAATACAATCACCGGCAGGTGGTGGAGAATTATCAAATGTTAGTGGCGGAAGAAATGGTGCACGAACTTCTCGAGGCGCAACTTTAGATAATGGTATGACGCTTCAAGAATTTACTCAAATGCAAAACGCCATGCCTGGTGGTATGGGTGGAAGTCTAAGCGTAGCAGACATGTCAACTAATGTAACTGACATGTCTACTAATAATGCTTTAGCCACTGGATTTAGTGGATCTATAGACACACACGCTAGTATGTATGGGTCTATACAAAATATGTATAATAATTAACCTTCGTTAGCCAACTTAGCAAAATACGACATTGTATCATCTGCATCATCAGAACTCATTAATTCTGCTGTGACAGGCTCTGCAGTAGCCATTGGAGGAGTAGGAACAGGAGTATTCATTTGAATCTCTTGTTGCATTGTTGCTGCACCCATCATAGCCTGTTCACCAAGAACACGAGACAGTTTAGCTTGCAAATCATCGTATGACTTATAGTTTTTAGGATCTGTAAACTCTGCAAGTGGATGAATCTTATTATAGACATCCTCTAGCTTTGACTCATCTTCTGAAAGGAGAGAAGGCGAAGCAAATTCAGATTTATCATAGTTACGATAACCTTCAACTTGGCGAATCTTTAACTTAAAGTCAGCACCTTCCCAAAAGTCAAATGGATTAATTGCTTTTTCGTCTGCAAATTGTGGTTGCATAACGTCCATAACTTTGTCAAAGATTTTCTTACCAAATTTGTATAGTACTACACGACCGACATTGTGTGGAGCCGATGGATCTTCTACAACAAGAGCATTGACTACATAATGCAATCTACGCTTTTGTGATCTAGCTTTTTCTTTGTCTTCGTCATGCCCAGAATTCCACAGTCGGGAGTTGAGTTCGCCAACAGGGTCAGGTTGACCAATAGAAGTAAGGCTGTTTTCGATATACCATTGACCTGTAGGACCTTTGAAGCCATGGTCCCAGTATCGTACCCATGGTAGATCTTCTCCTTCTGCGGCTGGAAGGAATCGTAGTACTGCATATCCGTTACCTGCCTTATCTACAGTTGGTTTCCAAACTCGGTCATCATCATAGTTTTTCTTTTCACCGCCTCCTCCAACTGCTTCGGCAGCTTGGACGAGTTTAGAGATTTGGTCACGATTGTTTTTTAGATTACTGAAAGACATATATTTTTGTTTCCTTATATTGCTGAAATATGTTTATTATTATAACACAGTATTGCTGTAATGTACAACTATTTATATTCGACTTATTCAAAAAGTGCCGAATCAATAGCATTGGTTTTTGGCAAGAAGTTGAGAGCCATAGCCTCAGCTTCAAGTTTATCTTTAATAACTGGCGATACGAATTTCTTCACATCTTCTGGTTCGATTTCGTGTTTAGTACATACATGCAAAATAGCATCCATATATGTAACACGTAGATCTACCACAGTTTTTTCGATGAGTTTAGAGAATCTACTTTTATTGAGAAATTGCTCTTCAACTGTCATTTATCCATTACCTTTAATAGTACCGTATCGACACTCATTCGACCATTAGGCACAGTTGTTTTTGTTGTGAGTGATTTCCATTCATTATCAATTTGCTTAGTAGTTTTACTAAGAACAATAGGAATAAATGCATCGGGCTTTCGAAGTCGAGTAGACCTACTCAATGATGTATCAATATTTTTCAAAGTAGTACCACTAACTTCGAAGCCCTTTGCGGATGAAGTTACGAACTCAGTAATTACCCGTGTTTTCACATTGAAGGTAAAGAGGCGATGACTACCGATCACCGAGAGAGGAGCTACAGATACGATCTTGTAGTCATTATCCTCTTTCTTATACTTGAGTTTCGTAACTTGCTTGTCTGCTGCTTTTGGTTGTTTTACGCGAGATTTGCGTGTTGCTTTCGCAGCAGACTGAAGGCGATCAAGATCAGCGAGCATTGATTCACATGCTTGTACACGTTTGCGTAATTGCACGCGACTTAAGTGTGAATAACCCTCAACTGCATCTGGACATGCCTTCGTATAAGCGTCATTATAATCCTGCAACCAACCATCTACTACATAACGAACAGCTTTGGTTGCAGAGTTTGGTAAACCATGACGCCTAAACTCTTGATATAGATCTAAGGTAGCATCTTCACCTTCGATCCATTTATCTTCAAGATCAAGGAGATCTTGCATAATTGTATTACTAATCTTACGCTGTAGTCTTTCCATAGGAGAGATAGATCTTACAGCAGTAGAGTCTTTTAGTTTAGCTTGCTTCTCAAAATAAAGATCTTTGCCCATTGCAACGAGCTTAGATAGATATTTTGACAAAGCATCTGAATAGCCTTTAGAACGATCGTCGTCATTCTTTTTTGTAGCATGCGTCAACCAAAAGGCTGTTGCTGCTTGATATGGCATAGTAAATGTATATTCAGGACAAGCAAGAACATAGTCTTTATTAATTGAATTCTTGTACTTATCTCGAATATAAGTTTTAAGAACCTTAGAAATATCTGCATTCGATACTTCTGTTTGGAAATAGGACTGCACTGCTTCAAACCCTTTTTCAAGAGGAGCAGCTGCTAGTCCTGTGCGGTTACGACGAGGCAACTTCTTTTGTTTTTTACGCATAGCCATTATGCTGCACCTCGCTCGTCTTGTTCTTTAATTAAATTAAGAACAGATTGTGCACGATTCTCAAGAAATTCGACTTCGAATTCAGAAAGAACCATGTCATCTTTAAAATTTAATATAGCATTAGCTGCAGCCTCAGCTGCAACTTTTAATTCGCCATATTTATAAGCATGTGATTTCGTAATAGACATTGTAGCTCCTCAGCTAAGTTTCATTTTATAGATCTATTCTACCACAGTTTTAGCCGTTTGTACATGCTTAAAATGCGTTTTATTGAAATTAATTTCGTCTCATTTTGGCGTATTCTTCAGGTGAATCACCTTTGCCGACTGGGACTGTGTTTGATTTGTGAAGAGTGGCAAGTCCGATGATGTAGTCTCCTGAGTATTCGTTTGCTGCTCGTTTACCACTGATTGGTACGACGAGATCCGACGTTGGGATTGACGTACATTCTGTTGAATAGCTCGGAAGTGACGTGACATGGACTTTCTCTTTCTGTTTGAGTTGAGTAGGATGGACACCGCGTGCCATCAACCATTTATCATGTTCTGCTTTGGCTTTTTCCCAGCCAGGTTTACGATTCTTCTTTGACTGTTTTCTGTTGAGGCTTGACATTCCCCGAATCATATGCATTCCACTCATTAAGTTCTCCTATCCTTTTATATGCAGCATACAAGGATTCTTGCAAGTCTGCAATGTTTTTTTCAAGAAGAGCAATACGTTCTTTATCAGAAATTTCCATAATCACTCCTTTATTCTGGATCTATTCTACCATAGTTTTTAGCGTTTGTACATGCTTATTTTAATCCAATTACAGCTCTACCAGTTTTTGCATTCGGTACTTCGAGCTTTTCAATCAAATCCAAAGAATCTGATCTAATTAATAATCCACCATATATAAATCTTGGGTGTGTATTACCGCTAAATTCTTGCGGCAAATGATATTCATCTACATCAAAAATAACTGCCCTACCTGGTTTATTCTCAACTCTTGTAGCATTCTCAATAAAAACTTTCTTACTAGTACGTGGTGTATATCTATGTGTACATTCATATGCTTCAAATGGAGAAAAATATGTACCTCCACCCCATGAATCATCCCAGACTTCGTTAGCGTATACCAATATCCTCTTTACTCGCGAGCGTAATCTGGTGCAGTCTTTTGGTTCAAAATCTATGTGTGG